TGCTCAGCAATCTGAGATTGAGATGGCGGTAGATGAGATTACTAATGAGGCTATCTGCGCCACTCCAGAAAATCATATTGTTGGTATTATTTTATCAGACGTAGAAGCTTCTGATAAAATTAAAGGTATTATTGAGGATGAATTTGAGAATGTAATTAAGCTTCTCAAGTTTAATGCCAAGGCATATGAAATCTTTCGTCAGTGGTATATTGACGGCCGTTTATTTTATCATGCTATTGTTGATGAAAAAGCTCCGCAAGATGGTATTAAAGAACTTCGTTACATTGATCCACGCAGTATCAAGAAAGTAAAAGAAGTAAAGAAACCCAAGATCATTACTCGTCTTGATAATGAAGTAATCAAGTCAGTTAATGTTGCTGAATATTTTATCTATTCTACTAGTGGATTTGATACTAAAGACTACAATCCACGTCAGATGGTTAAGATTGCAAAAGATTCTATAGTATATTTGACTTCTGGTCTAACAGATAGAACAGGTCAAATGGTACTATCACATCTCCATAAAGCTGTGAAGCCCATGAATCAGCTTCGCATTATGGAAGATGCTACTGTTATTTACCGTATTTCACGTGCACCTGAGCGTAGAGTTTTCTATGTAGATGTCGGTAATCTACCCAAGATGAAAGCCGAGCAGTATCTACGTGACATGATGGTCAAGCATAAAAATCGTCTCATTTACAACGCCGAGACTGGTGATGTTAAAGACGATCGTAAGTTTATGACGATGGTTGAAGACTACTGGATGCCCCGCCGTGAAGGTGGTAGAGGTACTGAAATCACCACACTAAAAGGTGGTGAGAATCTAGGTGTAATGGAAGACGTACTATACTTCCAAAAGAAACTCTATCAATCATTAAATATTCCTGTTTCACGTCTATATCCTGAAACACCTTTCTCTTCTGGAAATATCAATGAAGTTTCCAATGAAGAGATGAAATTCTTCAAGTTTATTCAGAGACTGCGTTCTCGTTTCTCAATGTTATTTACCAGTATTCTTGAAAAGAACCTTATGCTCAAGAATATTATGACATATGAAGACTGGGATGCAATTAAAGATAATATCAGATACGACTTCGTAATTGATAATAACTTTGCTGAAGCACGTGATAATCAGATTCTCAAAGAACGTATTAATATGGCTAATCTAATTGATCCTATGATTGGTCGTTATTACTCTGAAGAATATGTTCGTAGATTTATTCTTAAGCAGCATGATGAAGATATTGAGCAAATTAACATGCAGAATGAAAAAGAGTTTAATGTCATTGCTGAGAGAAGACTCAAGCAAGCACAGGTTGATGGTGAGGTACAGTTAGCACAGCAAGAAGCTGCTACTCCACAGCAACCAGAAGCACCTCAAGACGGCGAAGCGCCAGCTCAAGGTGATCAGGCTTCCAGCCCACAGGGCGATGAACTACCTGATTTCCTTAGAGGTCGCTAAATATGGTAAATAAGGAGTAATTATTATGGAAAGTACACCAGCTGATGTAGTAACATTTGCTACAACACAGGATGCATCTAAGTTAGTAGATGCAGTTAACAATATTTTAAACCGTAAGGCTGCAGAAGCTATCGGTACCCTTCGTAATGAAGTAGCTCAGAATATCATTACACCCAAGGAAGAAGATACCGATGAAGAAGTTTAAGGAATTAGTAGCTGAAATCTACGATTATCCTCCTACTACGAAGGATGAGAGAGAGTTCATTAACATGCATACCGTCAAGTCGTTCGACTATCCAGTCAAGAACGAGCACGGTTTACCATTCCGTGATGACCGTATCAAACCACCTGGCCCGCAGCACAAGAAGCTAGCCACATACGAGCCTCCTAAAGAGCCTACTACTGTTTATACTAAGGCTAATGAAGAAGTTGAGCAGGTTGATGAAGCTGGTATGTCTGCTTCTACGATTAAGCATAAAACCAATATTTCAAAGATGAGCCCTGAGGAGTTTGCTAACCACCCTCATTATAATAAAATGTCTGATAAAGAGCTACAGTCTATGGCTTGGAGACACGGCTACGGCGGACCAGGAACATCTGGTCATGACTACTATGTCAACAAGCGTAAGAAGGGTATGAACGAAGAGGTAGATCTTATGGAAAAAAAACTACCTTCAATGCATATTTACGTTAATCCAATTGGTGGTGGTAAACATGAAGTATTCAATATGAGTCATGATGTAGACGCAGACCATCCATCCAAACCAGGTATACCACTAGAGCCTGGTCATGTTATTTCTGATGGTGATGTTAAGAAGCTACAGGATAGTGGACATACAATTGCCCATGAATCAGAAATGGAAGAAGAAGTAAATATTATAGCTGAGCTATCTGAACTAAGATCATTACTAGGCGTTGATCCAAATGTACAGTCTATTGACGAAACATTTGAGTATGATGACATGCTTTCGATTCTAGCTCTAGTATCTGACACAGATAAAGAAGTAGAAATTTTCTTCGAAGAGAGTGAAGAAGGTTTGGTAATTGATAAAGAAATTGCTGATATTCTACTTGATGTATATGAAAATCTAGATGAAGAAAGTCAAGATAAGTTTGAAGCAGCTCTCACACTATCAAACGAAAGCTTTGACTATTGCGTTGATTTTTGTTCGGAAGTTCTAAAAGAAGAAGACGAAAATGAACATAATTAAGGGCTTAGCAAATCAGATTACACTAACAACTGCTAATACAGTTAACGATGCATCTTGTGTATTTGTATCTGCTATTAATGCAGCTGTATTAACAGTAGCTAACTCTTCTGTAACTATTTGTACGTTTACTATTCCTGCTAACCAATACATATTCGTACAAAAGAATTCAACAGATACACTTGCTGCTAACGTAGCTGTATATGCTACTAAAGCGGCTTTCAGAGGCTAAAATGAAACTATTTACCGAATTAAACGAAGAAGTTTCTCTCATTACTGAAATGGAAGAGTCAGGTAAGAAAGCATTCTATATTGAAGGTGTTTTCTTGCAAGGCAATATCAAGAACCGTAACGGCCGTATTTACCCAGTGCCTGTTCTTGAAAAAGAAGTTTATCGTTATATCGACAACAATGTAAAGACTAGTCGCGCTTATGGTGAGCTTGGCCATCCAGATGGTCCAAATATTAACCTTGAGCGTGTATCACATATGATTAAGAACCTTCGCAAAGAAGGTGATAATTTTATTGGTAAGGCAAAGATCCTAGAAACACCTTATGGTATGATTGTACGTAATCTACTTGCTGAAGGTGCTGGTATTGGTGTATCTTCTCGTGGTATGGGTACACTAAAGCCAAATAAAGAAGGTATTATGGAAGTACAAGATGATTTTCATCTTGCTACTGCAGCAGATATTGTAGCAGATCCGTCCGCTCCAAATGCTTATGTTCGCGGCATTATGGAAGGTGCTGAGTGGGTTCTTGACTCAGTATCAGGTAGTTGGAGAGCACAAGAACTAGTACATGAAACTAGAAAAGCAGGTAAGATTTTGTCTGAAGAACAGAAGCTAAAGCTTTTCAATAAAGTACTTTCCAATTTAATAAACAAATAAATAAACATAAGATTTCGGAGGAAAATTAATGCCTAAGTCACAAAAGAAAGTAGAAGAGCAGGTTACAGAGCTCGACGAAGCAACAGCTGCTGCGGCCACTCTAGCGCCTGATTCAAACCCAGCCGATGGTAAGTCCAAGGCTGGTATGATGGCTGACGTTATGGGTGCCATGAATGGCATGAAGAAGTCTGACCTAGTCGACTTTTTCAATCAAGCCATGGCTCAGTTTGGCCCCAATAAGTTTCCTGGCGCTGACGCTGCTGGTAAGACAGCTCAGAATCAGGCTTCTATTAAGGCGAAAGCTTCTGTAAAGGAAGACGTCGAAGATATGTTCGATGGTGAAGAGCTAACAGAAGAGTTCAAGACAAAGGTTGAGACAGTATTCGAAGCTGCTGTTAATGCTCGTCTAGAAGTAGAAACTGCTCGTATCGAAGAAGAGCAGGAAGTAAAGTTTAATGAGCTTGTCGAAGCTCATAATGTTGAGCTATCTGAAAAGGTAGACGAATATCTTTCATACGCTGTTGATCAGTGGGTGCAGGAAAACAAGATTGCTCTAGAAAATGGTCTAAAGCTCGAAATTTTCGAGAACTTTATGACAGGTCTAAAGAATCTTTTCCAAGAAAATAATGTATCAATTCCTGATGAGGAAGTTTCTCTCGTAGGTGAACTAGAAGCTAAGGTTGAAGCTCTCGAAGCTCGCGTAAACGAAGAAATTGAAAAGAATATTAGCCTTGTAAAGGTTAATGAAGATCTCGAAAGAGAGCGTACTTTCAGAGAAGTTTCTGAAGGTCTCGCTGTTAGTCAAGTAGAAAAGTTACAAACTCTAGCTGAGAATATTACCTATGGTAGTACAGAAGAGTACGCTTCCAAGCTTGCTATTATTAAGGAAACTTACTTCTCCAAGAAGCCATCTCGCGTAGTTTCTGAGGAAGTAGTTGGTGTTGATGAATTGAGTGAAGACAAAAATAATGCACCTGTAACCGGGCAAATGGCTGTATATGCACAAGCTATTTCCAGATCAATCAAAAACGTATAACTTATAAATAAAGTTAAAGCTAAAGGAGACACGTTAAATGACTTCATATCTTAATGAAGAAGTACTAAGCAAGTGGAAGCCAATTCTAGAGCATGAAGCTCTACCCAAGATTGGTGATTCCCATCGTCGCGCAGTTACAGCTGTTCTACTAGAAAACACCGAAAAGGCTCTCGCTGAAACACGCGGTTACGCCCCTCAGTCACTTCTAGAAGCCGGAGTACCTGGCAACCAGACAGGTTCATCTATCGACAACTACGATCCAGTATTGATCTCACTAGTTCGTCGTACAATGCCAAATCTTATCGCGTATGACATCTGCGGCGTTCAGCCAATGACAGGCCCAACAGGTTTGATCTTCGCGATGCGTTCACGTTATGCCAACCAAGCCGGTACAGAAGCTTTCTATAACGAAGCTAACACTGGTTTCTCTGGTCAGGCCTATATGGGCGTAGCCAACACAAACCTCGGTCTTGCTAACGGTAACGTTGGTAATGCTGGTGCCCCAACAGGCAACTCCGAAACATTCAACTTCGGTGGTGGTGCTACTACTGCTAAGTCAGAACAGCTCGGCGCTTCTGGCAACACAGCGTTCAACGAAATGGCATTCTCAATCGAGAAGGTCACTGTAACAGCTAAGGCACGTGCGCTAAAGGCTGAGTATACACTAGAACTTGCTCAGGACCTAAAGGCAATTCATGGCCTAGACGCTGAGACAGAACTAGCCAATATTCTTTCTACAGAAATTATGGCTGAAATCAACCGTGAAGTTGTTCGTACAGTAAACCTAACAGCCGTTCGTGGTGCCAACTCTGGCGTTACAACTGCTGGTACTTTCGACCTCGACACCGATTCAAACGGTCGTTGGATGGTAGAAAAGTTCAAGGGTCTAATGTTCCAGATCGAGCGTGAATCTAACCAGATTGCTCGTGACACTCGTCGCTGTAAGGGTAACCTATTGATCTGCTCTTCTGACGTAGCTTCTGCTCTTCAGATGGCCGGTGTACTAGACTATGCCCCTGCTCTAAACTCCAACAACCTACAGGTTGATGACACAGGCAATACTTTCGCCGGTGTACTAAATGGCCGCGTTCGCGTCTATGTTGACCCATATGCCACATCTGGCAACTACATGACAGTAGGCTATAAGGGCTCATCTGCATTCGATGCCGGTCTCTTCTACTGCCCATATGTACCTCTACAGATGGTACGTGCGGTTGGTGAAGATAACTTCCAGCCTCGTATCGGCTTCAAGACCCGTTATGGCATGGCACCAAATCCATTCGCCAAGGGTGCGACAGAGGCCGATGCCAATGCAACTCTCGAGCAGAACGTAAACGTCTTCTATCGTCGCGTTCTAGTATCGAACCTAATGTAATAAGATCCCGGTTAACGGGACTTACTCGAGAGAGGGCCTTCGGGCCCTCTTTTTTTGTTCGGATAAATATAGTATAACTAGAGAAAGAATATCATGAGCGATTCCTTTATTACTAATACTAACTTTCTTCCTTTAATCAATTTTAAGTTTGGTATTAAGAAGCTACCTACTACTTCTTTCTTTATTCAGTCTGTAAACATTCCAGGCATCAAGCTGGGGTTTGCAGAAATACCTACTCCTTTTATTAAATATCCAATTCCAGGCGATCACGTACAATTTAGTGACTTTACTATGACATTCAGAGTTGATGAAGATATGAAGAACTATCTGGAAATTTATAACTGGATAGTACAGCTAGGCTTTCCAGATAACTTTGATCAGTATAAGCTCATTGATGGTAAAAGTGCAACTACTGGTGAGGGAAAAATATCAGATGGTACGCTCGAAGTACTCAATAGTGCTAAGACTCCCAAGATCCTAGTTACTATTGTTGATATGTTTCCACGCTCACTTTCCGATATTGTGTTTGATACTCGCGACACGCAGAACAGCTACGCGGAAGCAACTGCGGTATTTAAATTAAGGAAGGTACAAATAAAGTACTTGTAATTTCCGCGAGATGGTATATAATAGGGTTGTGCCCTTGATATACTATAGGAAGGTTTTGTTATGACTCTCGAAGAGATATTCGCTCACTGGGAAAAAGACTCTAAGATCGATCGAAGTGATATAAGCCAGGAAAGTATTAAAGTACCTGAGCTTCATCACAAATATATGAAAATTTATACTCCAGAGTCGCTGCAGCTTAGAAAGCTTAAGCAAGAATATAAGTCTCTGTATAAGCTCAAATGGGAATATTATCTTGGTATTATGGACTATGATACCATGAAAGAGCTAGGATGGGAACCAATCTCACTTAAGATCCTCAAGCAAGACGTCGATATATACATCAGCAGTGATAAAGACTTACAGGCTATTAATAATAAGATAGCCATTCAAGAGGAAAAGACAGCTGCTCTTGAATCCATGATTAAGATGATATCTACGCGTAATTATACTATTAAAAATTATATCGATTTTGAGAGATTTCAAGTGGGAGCGTAATGGATAAGATTCAGGTACACAAAATAAACGAAGTCTATATGAGAGTAACTGGAGATCCTCACATTGAGCAGGAAC